AGGAACAGTACATATAGCAGGCAGATCACAAGCAAAGGTAAGATAAGAAGCATTACAACAATACTTGTCACGACGCAACATCTCTGACAACACCGGATTAGCTGACACGCTAATCACGGCAACACATCGCATGACAATGTAGTCAGCGAACGCGATCTCCGGGGTAACCGGGGCAGGAGTGACACACTCAAGGTTTGCAACCTCGAGATTTATGCCAGTCTCCAGCTCCACCAACCGATCGAACTCGTCCGAAAACACATCCATATCGACAGTGTCACCATGAGCAACATACAGATTCTCCGATGATCCCATAGACCTTTGACCATCACGAGCAGACAACAAACGAATAAGCGCAGACAGTTGTTTTTCGAGATCCTCAATTTTTGAAGCCTGAACAGCAACACGCGGATCAGCTTCACGAAATATAGGCGACAACGACGGCAACGGATCAAATGTAGCAAGAGCAACAGCAGGATAACCAATAGCAGGAACACCAGTCATTGGAACAGGGCAATACCACATCATGTTTTTAGCAACGAACACTTTAGCAAGAAAACAAGGAACAACAGTCGCATGCTCTGCCACATCATCAGAAACGAACCAAATCTGGCGAGTCATAGAACTGAAATCACCAGGATACGGATTACCATGAATAACAGCATGAATAGACGGATCAAAAGCAACAGGCTCATAAATTTCATTACCAAGAGCAGTAAATGCAGTCCCAATAACAATATCAGCGGGAAAATCAGTACAAGAATAACGAGCAGTATTAACAGTTTCAGGAGGACCAGACTCAGGAGAGAAGATGACTTGAGTACCAGGGCCAATGCCATTCATGGCTTCGATAGCAGATGTCGCCAAGAAGAAATAGATATGACCAATGTCCAAAGGTTCAGGAGCAATTTCAGGTTCAAGAGCCTCAGGAGGAGGCACAAGTTCATGAAACTCGAGATCACGACCCGACACAAACATGTTCACATGAATCATGTTGGCATCACCAGATGACACAGTGATAGGTTGAAAGACAAGAACATACAACACACCAGTTGGCGAATTCATGAAACGATACGGAGTAGTCGAGATGAAAGGAACACGCAACGACGCATGGGCCTCATTTGCTGGATTGATTATAACTTTATGATGATAAAACATAGCACTTTGAGGCGTTGGCGGAGCATCGTCATATCTGGCACCTGGCACGAACACGGCAATCATTTTCATTTGCATGAGAATAGTTTTAGTAAATACAAATTTAAAATCAATATCACCTTGCCAAAACTTAAACATTCGCGACACGTACTTGAGACGAGGCATCAAATCAGACTTGAGATTTTCTGGACAAATTTCGGACTTGTACAGAACAGCACCTTCAGCGGAATCTGGCGGTATCGAGAGAGCAGTTAAGCTGGTCTCCATATTTAACATCTGTCCAATCGACCCACGAGTGGTCGCCTGCACATCAGATACAGCCACATTCCCTTTAGGTAAGGGAACAGATATAGAAGCTTTCTGTTGGACCAAATTAATGTCCACATCACCGAGATCTCCCATATCAGACATTTTCAATTAACGAAATAGAAAACGACAAAAATAACAACACAAAATAATATTAACGAAGCTTAAACAAATAAGACGCTAAAGAACCGTTTGCGACGATATAAAACACTATAGATAACACTGTAGAGATAAAATAACAATCGTATATAAACACACACACTTTCACGTTGTAAAGTTAATCACAACTCAACTCTGCACGCAGAGTCATCAGCAGTTGGCCGAGAACATTTTTCCCGGTAATTTGAGAAGGGGATGACACCACTGATAAATCAGTGTATGGCATTCCCGTACCCCAGAAGGTGTCGCGTGGATTGGCTTCAGCTAGCAAGCTGTCCCCAGTCTCAAGCAACATCTTCTTAAGGTTCTGAGCATTGAATTTAGACGTTATGAGTTCTCTCATAACCCCTACCTTCAAGGCATCCCATTTTCTCGCCGAAGCATCGGAGGGAAACTTGGGTGAATATTTTGATTTTAAATGACGTCCATCAATATTCGAAAGGCACGTCAGTGCGAGATTGGCATCCTCAATGTGTATCGCTTTAGCATATATATAAGCATGTTCAACAGAAGCAAATTTACGACCATCATATTCAACAGTACACGGAAACATATTCGACATAAAATTATTCAAACGCAAATTAGTGTTAGAGTAGAAAAACGCACGGATAGGTTGACTTGTAGCAACACGACGAGTCACATAAAGTGATGACACGTCGTCATAAATCTGTTCAATCGGAATTTCTTTGAGAAAAGGA